ATGGGTCAAACGGCGGGAGCGGGGATTAGCGGTTGTGGATTAAGACCTAAAAGAATAATGCCCCAAGGTCTTCGTAAAGCAGAATACATTCCATTCGGTCGCTACAAAATGGATGTCAATAAATTAGACGATGATATTTTCAGTATTAAAAAACCTTGTGGAGCAAATGTGCCCGACCTTCCCACACACCGTATGTCAAAACGTGTCGCCAGTAGTATTAGAAAAATCGTTGGCGGTCAAATCCCATCCTATGATGACATATTGGAAATGAATGATGAGGAACGTGGGTTTTTACATTCACTCGCTCGTAAATCCCGCATCAATGACCGTATCAAAATACCTGCCCCAAATAAGGACGCTCAACAAAAGGAAATGGAGCGATTTGACATATTGAAAGGACAAATCCTCGCTGGGAATGACAATAAGGAATTGGTGAAGGAGTTCAAATTGAAACTGTTGAAGTTATGTAAGGATGGTCGCATTCCTCGTCGTGAAGTCAATGAACTCTTGTATGATATGATGTCCGTTGGTCTTTGAGGTATTAATACCTTAACCAGTCGCAATGCTGTATCCATATATACCGACAATGATGAACGTGATGATAACTAAAACAATAATGATTATTCCGTTTAACATTTATATTATACATATATTATAATATCAATGAAAATGGGCGTGAATGGTGAATGGTGAATGACGATTTTAAATCCGTTTAGAAAACCAAAAAAATTATTAATAAAAAATCAACCCCCGTATATCAATTTAAAAACATCATTCACCATTCACGCATTCACACAATATTTATTCGGGATTGACGGTCATAATCTCCGTAAGTCCCTTGCGAAACCGTTTGGGTGCTTCTTCATCCATATCAATAATCAAGGGTTGAAACTTTTCAGAGGTCGCCTCCGTATATAATCGCAACAGTTCTTCCTTGGATACACCCAGTCCAAACTCACTCAATATCATTTTGACTTCACGATTACCGCTCAATTTGAGGATACACATATAATTACAGTTGGAGCGAATAATTTTAGGGATACGGTAATAAGACTGTGACAAATAGATAACCGAACAGTTTAACTTACGAGCACGGATGTAGTAGTTTTCAATGCGGGATTGGTCTTTGGCGAGGACAAGGTCATCAAATATGACAAGGTGATTAACGTCTTTATCCATTTTATCAAGCGGTGGGATTGCTTCCATTCCTTCTTTGATATTGATTTGGTCGCATTTCATTACTAACCATTTATACAATGGTTCATCTTTGTTACGAGTAATGATATCCACAGAGGCGAATGACCCACGTCCTCTGCTAAATATGGAGATAAGGTTTAAAACAAAGTTCGTTTTTCCACTACCCGATGGAGCAACGACACACATCCTAAATGGAAGTTTCAACTTGTGTAAATCAAAGTTGGGATTGTCAGCATTGTCAAGTAAATCCTTGGGGATTTTCTCATACATATTTTCAATCTTCAAAGGTTTAGCATCCTCCTTCTTTTCATCGGCATTCGGTTCTTTCTTCTTGCGAGGCATCTTATATAATTAAGAGATAAAATATTTATGGAATAAACAATAAATTAATATCTATCTTAATATATAATAATGGCGACCTATCCACCACCAACAGAGCAATTACCTATATTTGATGATACTGTGTTCTCATCACCAACTGATGATGCCCTTACATATGATAGTGCTAAAAAGTATTTTTTAACATTTCCTAACGCCCAAGGGACAGAAAACTTACAGACCACTAATGTTAGCGGGTTATTGACGTGTAATGCGAATGCTAAAATCGCTGGAACTCCGCTCACAAATTATTTAGAGTTTCCCGATGGGACAAAACAATACTCGGCAGCAACATCACCCGCTACATTACTCGCATCCAACAACACGTGGGTCGGCACAAATGCGTTCAACAATGTTGCCCCGCCAACATCTACCTCGCTACAACCCGCTTTCAGCGATAGTTCAACCAAAATGCCTACTACGGCGTGGGTTCAAACGGCGATAACAAATGGAACATCAGCGATGACTTACAACCTTAATGGTGGATTAGGTGGATACATACCATACCAATCCGCCAATAATACAACATCCTTTTTAGCGAATGGAACAGCGGGACAAGTCTTACAATCCAACGGCACAACCCTTGCTCCCAGTTGGACTACCGATATTGGAGGCAACGCAGCGACTTCTACTGTATCCGCATCGTGTTCGGGTAATTCGGCAACGGCGACAACCGCCACAAATGCGTTAGCGTGTTCGGGTAATTCGGCGACCGCAACCCAAGTAAGAGTGACAAGCAATGCGAATAATGCGGTTCATTATTTAACATTCAGCGATACCAATTCTGCCCCAGGTGCGTTCATTGATTTACACACGCATAGCGGTATAACTTGTAATCCATCGGGAAATACAATCACTGCTACAACATTCAATGGAGCATTAAATGGAAATGCGAATACAGCAACCAGTATATCGGGTGGGGCATCGGGTGATTTACTTTATCAATCGGCATCATCAACCACATCTAAATTGGGAATTGGTGCGAACACATATGTTTTAACCTCAAATGGTTCTGCCCCAGTATGGACTTCACCATCCGTGGTTGCTCCTACACCAACATTAAGTGCCGTTTTAACTACTGGTAATAGTGCGGGAACACAAGATATTAATATGAATGGGAACGATATTAATAATGGGTATAATATCAATAGTGTTTTTTATAATTTGACGGATTTAACAACTACGGCAACGGATGGGTCAATATATGCGAATAGTGGTGTTTTTAATTATGATAATAATATCAATAGTGGAACACATAATTTCGCAGTCAATGATGCGGGTGGCGTTCAAAGAATACCATTAACCCTATCATCATCACAAATAACTTGTGGTGTTCCAATTAATCTCAATTCAAACAATATCACGAATGGAGGGACAATTACCGCTACAACGTTCAATGGAACTGCTACCCAAGCAGACGCTGTAAAAAATTATGATATCACTTTTTCACTTAATGACTATGCGGTTGCTTTTGGAACTGGTGGTAGTTATTCTTCTATGAGTAGTAGTTCTTATATGTTATATAGTCCATCTACCAATACAATTAAAAAAAGTTCTGCCCCAGGGTCGCCAAACATTATTTGGGATGGAAACGCTACGACGGCAACAACCGCTTCTGCTTGTTCGGGCAATTCATTAACCGCAACAACCGCATCAAAAGTAGCATTAACAAATGATAATACAAGTGGTCCATATTTAATACCATTTGCGAAAGCAACCTCATCAAGTGAAGCATTATATGTTGATAATGCGACTGGACCTCTTACATACAATCCTTCTACATCAACTCTTACCGCTACCACATTTAGCGGTGCGTTAAATGGGAACGCATCATCTGCTACATTGGTAAATGTTAGTGGAACAATCCCCGCTGGTGTGTATAATATTCCCGTATGCTCCTCAACGGGTAATCAACAATTAAGAAGCGACCTTATTTTACAATACGATACCACTTCTTTTCCTCCTAATATAACCTCGGATTTGAATGGAAAAGCAACATCTGCTGTAAATGTTGCTGGTGGGAGTGCGGGACGAATACCTTATAATACTGGTTCAAGTGCGACATCATTTGTAGCAGTTGGAACGGCGGGGCAAGTCTTACAATCTAACGGAACGGGTGCTCCAACTTGGACGACTAATATTGGAGGCAATGCTACGACCGCAACAACGGCAACAAAGGTCGCTGTAACAAGCGATAATACAAGCGGAACATATTATATACCCTTTACTAAAACTGTATCAACAAGCGAAACATTATATGTTGATAATGCGACTGGACCTCTTACATATAATCCTAATTCAGCAACTCTTTCTACAACAACTTTTCAAGGTGCTTTAAATGGGACTGCTTCAAATGCTTTACAAGCGACTAATCAAGCAGACGGAGTTGCTATACCAGCAATGTATTTTTTTTATACTAATATTAATGGGGGAGGTTCAAGTGAAACTGGAACTTTTCTTTTTAGCACTTACGGTATTACTATGCCCGATACAAATTATATGGTATTTTCAAGTTTTTATTATGGATATAGTGGTAGCGGTGGAACATATAATGCGACCAATTCGTCGGGAGCAATTAATACTATGATTATTTTTGGTATTTCTACAACTGGATTTAGTTGGGTATTTGAACGGGGTTCGGGTAATAATTTAAATGTATATGCTGTATTCCAACTTATCCGCAGTCCAAGTTTGAACTTTCCAAAAGCATATTAAATAGTGTGAATGGTGAATGGTGAATGATGATTTTAAATCGTTTTAGTGAGGGTGATTTTTTATTAATAATTTTTTTAGGTTTCTAAACGGATTAAAAAATACCATTCACCATTCACCATTCACCATTCACACACAATTTGGAGTAATTAAGGCGAAATAATTTTATCGCATTAATATATAATGGCGTCATATCCTCCACCCACAGAAAATCTTCCCATATTTGATGACATCGTCTTCCAAGATTTGGGCGATGAACCTTTGACATACAACGATGCGAAAAAATACTTTCTCACATTTCCTAACGCACAAGGCGACGAAAACTTACAAGG